AGGAAAGATGGCAGGCGAATCCAGGCGAAGGGATAGTCCTGTGGGCTGTTTGGACAAGTGGGAAGAAATACCCCTTTCAGAAACGTAGATTCACCTATAGGCAGGTGTTTGATCTTTGCTACCAACCCAAAAGTTGCGTAGTGACGTTCCATCGGGAGCACAGGATCCTCTTTTTCCAAGTCGTGGAGTTCAGACCAGGCGGCTATAGTACATGCAGCATTGACAATGGAGTTATCCATACAAGTGGCTGCCTCGCCGGTGTTTCTCATGTCTGCAGGGTGTCCGTTGACATCAGTAATGGGTGGCATGGATTTGGTAACCCCTCGCGGTTTCTTGAACACTACTTTCCGACTGTACATGATGTCTCGGTATCGTAGTAATTCGTTGCAACCAGCTCGAGCGATCACGCAGTTTGCTAGCTCCCTAAGGAGGTAGTGTTGGGTGCGGTCATATCGGGAGAAATCGTTCTCCAGAGCCCACATCACTCCGCCAAAGATCGCCCAGGTATCATCTCCCATGATGATAAGACTGAGACCGGCGAAGGAGAGGGAATCCCGAACAAACTGGTTGAGCATGTCTGATGTCGCCCCACAAGCAAAGAAGACTCGATACATCTTCCCGCAGAAAAAGTGGGGATTTGAACCTTGGTAGTCCCAGTAACGGGACAGTGCTAGACTCAGTTCTGCAGTCTGTTTGCCCTGTTCCAAAAACTCGCGTCGCGCGAGGTTTATGAGTACTCGAGGATATCCTTTGCAGATAGACTCGTCGAGTTTGAGCATTCCTGACAACCGAGGTACATCAACTCCTTCCAGGACGTCTTTCCTGGCCAGATCCAAGTTGATCTTCTGACGGGGTTCAAGGCTCTCCTCCCAGTCAGGAATCTCCACAGGTTCCAGCACAATCTGCCTCACGAAATCCAAGGCTTTACGGTATAGCTGGTGGTTCTCATCGCACGTGGAGTTGGGCCATTTTGAGATGCGCATGTGGATCGCTGCGCAGGCGTTCTCATAGGTGTTGGCAAACACCACCATTGGAGAGACCGCCATGAATAGAGCATGGTAATGACTGCTTTTCCCTGGTTCAAGAGCTGCATTGGGAGCGGCAGTGGTCGCGAAAGTCACCAACTCCCCCGGAGGCAATGTTGGCAATTGTTTAGTCGGAATCTCTGTAGACTCCAACTCTTCCGCTACGGCTGGTACCTCAACCCATTTCCCTGTCTCCAAGAATACTCCGTAACACTCCAGGAGTGTGGACGGTCTCTTCTTGGCGTTGTAGGCAAAATGTTGTCTGACTCTCTTAGACCAGCCATAGCACATGCTGGCCTTATGCCACTTCCAAGTCTTCCAGTTTCCGTACTTAATACGTTCCAAACTGGCGACAAGACGCCATCCCAGCCAAGGGATGGACTTAATCGTCTCCTCCAAGTAAATAGAGAATGACGGAAATGTTGAAATCAGTTCAGCTTTCTGGCGTGGAGCCCAAAAGCTTGGTACCTCTTCCCCCCCTCCATGTTTCCCAGGTGAGCCACCAAACAAGAGAGGTCCCATGCGCAGATGCAGTTGGGTGTTCCAGGTCTGAAACTGTGATTTCGCACAGTACCCGGCAACAAGGAAGGCCGCCACTATCATCGTCCCCTTCTTCAGAAGCGCCCAAAATTCTGAGCCTGACAGAAGGGTCCATTCATTGAGACGTTTATGGGCATCACGACGCTTCTGAGTCGAGAGAGAATTGCCCATAGCGAGGTTCCTATAGTTCGTGGCTTTTAGGACCTCTGAGTGGTAGAAGAAGTTCTGGATCTGCAGGCACACTTCTTCGTAAAGCGCATAGTCTTCTTCGATGAGCCGGTCTAGCACCCGGCGGATCACCGCATTCTCTGCAGCATTAGTTGTGTACCCCACAAGCTGCACTGTCCCCACTCTAGGGACCATTTTGGTGAGAATGGGGATGAAACTTCGGTAGATCCATCCTCTGCG